CCTCCTCCTCGGCTTGTGCTTTTGGCCTCGTAATACGTATAACCTGCGGCCGACTAGGTTTACTTTTTCCTTCATAAGTTTGACTTTGTGCGATCAAATTTAAAACTTCTGAGTGTTGATCATCAGTGTCAGAAGAGTTCGACGATTGTACGTTATCAACGCACCCCACAGTACGCACTACTAAGTCGGTGTCAATGACTTTTGCACGATCGTACTGCAGTTGAACTGGTGAATAATCTTCTCCCCACTTAATCCGCTCACAATACTCATAAATAAATAGCTCATTGCTTGAAATCGAATAACCTGCCTTCATGAGCAGGTAGCAATACTCTATATAACGTTGTCTTAATTCATTAAACTTGACTCGTCCGTAATTAGATGCCTCCAAAAGTGAACTATTAAATCGATTCATTTGATCTACCATATTTGTTGGATCAGACTCGCTCCAACGAGCAATCTCGATGATTACTTGCCAATCAAGTTGTGGTAAATACTTTACGCCATCAAATGCAAATTTTCTTTTCAAAAACGACACATCAGGTAGCTTATACCACCCATCAACGACTTCACCTTTCAACGCCGACGTATATTCTAATCCCACACTAGCCATAACCTGCTTGTAATATTTACCTGTCATCTGAGGATATATGGCTGTATTTACTGCGATTGAATCATCATCGCCATAGTATTTCGGACCTATGCCTTTATTAAAATTGATAAGAGTCCGATAAGCTCTCAATATTGCTAATCTGGTTACAAACATACCAATCAAATTGTTAAACCATGTAGTGATTGCTGTGCCCGACTTGTTCCCTTGCACTGCTTGATAGACAACATCTCTATATATATGTTTCGAATTTAAAAACGTTGCGAATAACACCCTACGGATCATATCATGCACTGGTGACCAATCCCTTCCATTACGATACCACTTATTGATTGATTCTGCGTTGGACATTCCAATTCGCTGAGCTGCACTCGCATCAAAATTTCGGACGTCTCCATTGAGAAAATCATCTCCCACACTTAATTGCTCTTTGATCAACGCTGTCCATTCCATACTGTTTGCGTTAATACCGACTGCACCTTCCCCACGAATGTAGGTAGCTTGCGTGTGCATTAGAAATGCACCAAAATATTTGCGTATCAGTAAATTAAAGTCAACCGGTGCTATCTGGAACAAACGAGTTTTACCAGACAAAACTTTTGATAATTCACGAGTTTCATCTTTCAGTGTATCAATAAACAACGTGTCTGTAATTTTTCCTTCACTAGCATCTCTCTCACGTTGTCGAACCTGTGTTTCTAAATATGGTCCCATCTTATATTGTACGGGGGCATCACTTATCTGTTCAAAAAACGGCAACTTACCATTCGTATTATCTAAAAACACATAAGGATATCCTGCTGATGTCTTCATCTCTACAGGATTAAGATTTCCACAACCATTAATCATCTCATGATCCGTTAGAATATGAGGTTCATATGGGCTCTGCCAACTTGAGATGGTATTTGCTATGTGATCTTGTATAATATCCATCTCGCTATCTGTGCATGAATTACTAACTACTGCTATTTTCTTCATTGCATTCAACATAGGGTAAACTCGCTCGCCATTTTCATCTGTGAAAGGGCGCAATTTAGCAATTCCCATAGTTGTTGGACCAAAATCTTCATTCATAATAGCATGCACTAAGGATGGCTGGATCTTAGTTTTACGCGGTAACATAACAACAGGATACTTATCAACTTGATATTCAGGAACAGTCAATCTAGGCAATCTGCCTAAGACATTAAGTCCTAGATCCCTTAGAGGTTGG